CACAATTTGAATCCCGAAAAGACTATTCCACTAGTTAGTGTTGCAAATAAAGTCGAACCCAAGTTAGTAGTAGATATTAACATGGGTAAGATCCGTCATTTCTTTATCTCAGAGTTTCATCATTTTAGAGAACAGATTAGGTTTGGAAAGAGAGCTTCTAACCGTTTGAAGGGACTTCATTGGTCTTCTTATGGTTTTTCTCCTTTCTTTGGTGGTGTCCATCGTTTAGCGATAGACATCCTTCAGAAACCACTTCGTTTCTTTTATGATGTTTCAGGTTGGGATAAATTTCTCCCTATTTTAGGAGATGTCTACGAAGTTATTACATACAATATGACTATACCTGAGTCACTCATTGAACGCTATAAATGGATGGTACTTAATACTGTTCAATTTGTTTGTGTTCTTTGGGATGGCGATGTAGTCTTAAAGACGTATGGTAACGCTAGTGGTAGTGGTACTACTACACGAGACAATATCCTTGCTCATATAGTAATAGCTGTTTCACTTTTGTCTGAAGCATATTATATGAAGTTTGAGAAATTACCCAACTTTCGATTATTAACTGAGCAAGTCATTAGACTTTTTGGTGATGATTCCATTTATTCGATAGATGAATGTTTTGATCATGTTTTAACTGAAGGATTTATTCAAGGTTTCTTCCAAAAATTTGGTTTGAAACTAAAGTTTTTCTTTGGTGGAATTGATTATGACATTGAGAAGATACAATTTCTTGGATTTTATTTCAAGAAGTATAAAGGATTTTATATCCCTAAATACGATGTGTCTCGTCTTTCTCTATCTATGTTACACGTTAATGAGAAGAGTGATAATTTAGTAGCTTATGTTTCTAAAGTTTTCACCCTCACTATAATGTCATTTGGAACAGATCATTTTAATGACTTTCTCCAAGCCTTTGAGTGTCTACAACAGACATTGCAGCATGAAACCAGACCTGAATTAGAAACATTCAAAACGATCAAACTAACACATAGTTTAATCGAGAATTTCTATATCGGTACCGAGTCAAGTACTTGGGAGTTTTGTTTTTTTGATTCCCATTGGAGGAGGTGGTATAAAACTACTTCACTCGATGACGAGTAATGCTCCTACATCAAAGGTAAGCCGTGGCGAAAGGCTTCTACAAAAATTCGCTGATGAAGGTAAACTTTCTGAAAGTGGGAAAGATTGGTTGGTGACCTCATTAGATCCCTTTCATGATCACCAACTTAAATCCTTAACAGGTTATCCAGACGTTCAAACTGGAGCATCAGTTGTGAGATGTATCAAACAGTCCATAAGTGTTTCCGCACCCAGTACCGTGACCGGAAACTGGGATTGTCATATAGTCCAATGGCCGTGGTTAGCACCATCTCAGGTCTCTTCAGGAGGTACTGGGTTATATGCCGCCGCAGCGAATAGACTTGGACAAGTTTTGCAGCAACCAATTGGTACTCCTGCTTTCTTTTCAAAAGTAGGAGGTTTGATGATTTATTTGACTCCACCGGGAGCAAATTTACAAATCTTACAATCTGGTGGAACTCAATTGATTGGCACCCTTCAAATCGATCCTGTTTTTACACAAGGAGTTACTCGACTTTTAGGAGCTGGCTTTGAGGTTCACAATACAACTTCACAATTGAATGTTCAGGGTTCCGTTATTGGATATAGACAGATGGCCAGTGAAAATGACCCGACTGCTTGGGTCATTCTCAGTGGTGATGGAACGACAGGCACTGAGTTCTCTGGACCGTTAGTCCGTTATCCCCCACAAAATTCACAAGATGCTATTCTTCTTGCAGGCTCCCGTCAATGGGAAGCTAAAGATGGTATTTATTCTGTGTCCTCTTTTCATAATCTTGAAAATCCTGCTACGTTGATAAAACCACAAGCCCCTCTCATTACGTCACCTGACACTAATGACCTTGAGGGTTCTGTTTCAACTTCTGGATTGTATTACCCCATTCCATCACCTACCTTGGGGACTACATCAACACAGGCTACTATGAGCTTTCGGGTTCATAATATTCATATGAATGGATGCATTTTTCAGGGTTTGTCGAATAGCACTACGCTTACGATAAACTGGAATGTTTTTCTTGAGACGTTCCCATCCAATGACGATGCTGAGATTTTACCACTTGCTACTCCTAGTGCTTCTTTTGATCCACTTGTTTTAGATATCTATTCAAGGGTTCTAACAGATTTACCTGTTGCTGTTCCTGTAAAGGAAAATGGCTTAGGTGATTGGTTTTATGATGCTGTTCAGACTGCAGCAAAATATATTGGACCAGTTTTGACTGGCCTACCACACCCTTTAGCTAAAGCAGCAGGAATGATTGCTACTAGTATAGCAAATGCTCCTGCTGGCGCCGGTTCTAACACAGCTCCACCAAATAGTTGGGGGGCTCCACCCAGAGCATCAAAGCCTAGACCTGTAAAGGTTAATGCTGCTCCTATGCGAGCCGGTACCACAAAGAAGAAGAAAAAGCAGAAAGCAAAGACTATTAATATCACTCCTGCTCAGTTCGAAAGAATGTCACAGCAGTTGAAGCGATTAAAATAGATTTATCTTCATGAGAAGGAAAACTCATCAAACCAGAGAAGGAAACCTCTTTAAAACCGAGACGGAAACTCTAAACCACCCGGATGTGTGGAGGAATAAAAGTAATGGATCCTTTTTTTAAAGGATTGATGAGAACTACTCCTTCCAGTGTTAAGTTTCGTTCTGTTGTTAGCGGACGAGTTCTTAATATTGAGACACTTTTTGAAGAGTTTACGGCTTTATCTGAAGTCGTTGCCTCAAATCTTAATACACATGTCCCTTTGCATGATGGTTTTGTTCCCGATCTGGGTTTACCACCTGCTAGTAGGGAGGCAGTTTCTAATGAAACACCTGACCCTAAATGTGTTTACCTATTGGTTGGTACGGAGACGTACTTTCTCGACGGGAGATTAAACACTGTTAAGCTGATGTATAATGTTGGATCCATCGATGAACCTGTATGGCAAGAAGCCATGGGTTATAATCGTAATGGACGGCTTTATGTTGTTCGGCCTATTAAAG